GTCGCGCACAGTGACTCCGGTAGCACCATCAGACACGCTCTCCTCGTGTCCTCCGGGCCGCGTCCCAACACACATTTCGGGGGAGGCGCCCTCTCCCTTTACAAGCTGACGCTTAAGTTGATCTACGAGCTCTCGCTTAAACCCTAGATCAGTAGCGACGTCTGGACCAATTGGATTGGTGGTTAACAAGACGTCGGGATGAGCGCACAAGTCATCGGTTAACTCGATAGTTGACCACGCGAAGTCCGAGTCGTACCATTGTTTCTTGAGCGCATGAACCTGCTTAGCGGACAATTGTGCCATGGTGCTGAAGTGGGTGGCTTTGACCATCACCCATGCACTTACGTCACAGGTGGCGTTCTGCCGTACTTGTTCAAGGCACTCGGAAAGTCTCAAATCGCCGTCGATCTTGCCAAGGCGGTGTAAATCCTCGTCATAAACAGTGCCAACATCGCCAGCCTTAGCGTAGCAATATTCGAACATGGCGCGGTTAAGATGACGAGAAACCATAGTGTGCTTGAGAGTGAATGAACGCTGCCACAAGTCGGTGGCAATCTCAGCATACTCCTTGACATTAGGGACGTAAGTAAGACAACCCTCAGCGAAATGCTTACCCGGCAACACTCGGATCTTGTGCGCAATCAAACGTGTGATATTGCGTTTCACGTTTGGCACAAAGAACTGTCGTTCCCAGAAAACACCACCAACACATGTATTGGAAGTGATGCACATCATTGAGAGGCACTCTATGTCAATTCCTTCATCCCACGAGCAGCACGGTTCGACCAGCTTGTAATAGGCTTCATATGCTTTAATGAAGTCGTCCTTACTGGCGTACATGTCGTGGGGGATTATTAGAGCGCAATCATCTCCGTCCCCGATGTTGTTGTCATACCGGTGATCTTCAGGAAAGTAATTGGAAGCAGGGGTCAATTCGGTTTGCCCATGCGCGCGTTCGTCAGTCAGAGTTTTGTGCGCCTCGGGGGGACAATGAAACATCCGCTCGATGCGGTCTGCACCGTCGACCTCTCCGTAGACGCGTAACAACTCAGCGGACCACACAATCAACATTAGAATGCGGTTTCCGATGGAGGTGCCACGCTCGCCAGAGAAGAGTATGGAGTCGTCAGCTGACAACTGCACCTCGATGTACTTTAACATCCAACGAAGTGCACGGTTTTTCGCAGAACATTGACTAACGTAATCTTCCTGAAGTTCGGCATCTAACAACCCTTGCAGTGTGTCAACGATGGTAGTCATGACACGTCGAACTCTCTTGCGATCGTTCTTCGTCCAGCACGCATCCATCGACGACATGTCGATCGACAAGATCTTCAAACCCAATCGTTTTGCACGGCGAGCAAAGGCCGCGAACCTGGCACAGAGCACATCTTGTGTCATTCCTTTCATCACGAGGTGGGGTAGAAATTTCTTGAACAAATGTTCGACACTGCAAAGTGACGCGGCGTCCTTCGCACAGCACAACATACCCATGGATCCAACCAAACGTGGTAGTTTGTTGATGGGCAGTGCCAGTTCACAGATTTTAACAAATCCTGTGAGGAAGGGTTGGACTACGGTGCGTCCTATTTCAACAAGCCTTTGAAAATATATCGAGCGTGCTGCACCCCACTTCTGAGGTAGCGACCATTCGAGAATTGAAAGAAAGTGCTCGTTGGCAAGAACGCCAATGATGGAGCAGATGATGCCGGTGGCCATGTCGAGACGTTCCTCTGCTTCTGGCGCAACATCCTGGGGGAGATATTCACCAGTGAGAGTAGACTTCAACAGCTTCAAGTGTCGTGAAACACCAGCAATCTCATCGTCCACATTGCCCTCAAAACCCTCGGTGACGTCGAAGAGTTCGGGGCCCGTCACTACACCGCTGTAGTGTTCCTTGATTTCGTCCTGCCCTGGCAGGGTTCTGTCCTGTCCTCGCTGTACGTCGTCAAACAGCTTGTTCCAGGACTTCTTGATAACCCGAATAGACCTGCGCCATACATTGGGTGGACAGGTATTGTTTCGGGTACCGAGTAAGCGTTTAGCGGCGCCGAGATCTCCAAGACATTCGCGTTTGTTGTCTTGAACGGGCTCGGCGTCAGGCTCACCCGGTGTGGTTTGCACTACACCTACACGGTTATCGGCCCAACCGGAGGCTATGAGTAGGCAAATGGCGAGATACTTATCCCGCAACTCGATGGGCATGTTCGTATGGGCGGTCTTAACATGATTTTCGACGTGTGTTAAGATCGGGGTGGCTGCAACCTTTTCACCAGTAGTCTCTTGCTTGGCTCGCGTCTTCTGGCCACGTGCGATCGAGAACGCTTGGGACTCAATTCTCAACCGCACCTTCCAGACGGTCCGGCGACGTGTTAGCCAATCAGCAGCGAAACCAATGATGAAGAAGATACCCAATGCTTGCCAAAATACAGCGCAGCGAAGCAAAGGAACAACTGCCCAGTAAGTGTGTGCGATAGCAGCCAGAGCACGTTGGACGCGTGTTGGCTGAATAGCGGGACAGAACCACGGGTGGTGGTACTGAGCACACACTGACTCCTTAGTGAACCGAATCCAAATCGACGTAAAGTCAAATACTGCCGATGGCAACCAATGGAGCTGTCTCACCGTACCGTCGACGATTTCGACGGCGACATCAACATTGGCGAGGAATGGCCAGAGTGTTTTCGCCAAACACCACCACATATGGAAGATGATGATTAGAGAAATCATGATGAGCGCGCCGGCGAGTGTGAATGCAAAACATACCCAATTCCATACAACTGCGGCGTGGAGCATGAAGATGTCCCACGAGGTGTTGATTGGTGTGTAGTAGGTATCGAAGTACATTCGTGCACACATTAGCGCGAACATAAACACAAGAATTGGCCTTATCCAATCGTAAATGGAAGCTTTCCCGCGAAGAAGCTTACGATATGATGGATTCGGAAAGAATAGAGCGACGTGCTTTTCGGACATGATTACTTCAACAACCGTCACTCCCAACTTGACTGCTTTCTTTGGTAAATCGTAGCCCAGGTGGGCACACAATGCAGCAGCCTCATGAACTTGCTCATCGAAATTACGGACAGCTTTATGCACGGCGATGGACGCCGGCAACTGGAATAGCGGAGCCGCACGACGGTGCAGACTCGGCGTAACGTGGATTTGCGGTACACCCCCTGACGTAGCAGCCATATTCGACTCGCAAGGCAAGCCGATACCTACAGGGGTGTAGCGCGAGAGTGGTGCCGTCAACACGGCGGGGAAATTCCGTCCCAAG